CTGGTCAGCCTTCGCTGCCTTGGGGGGCGCCGGAGCATCAACCGGAGCCGACGTGAAGCCGTTCATCGCCAGGCCGCCGAGGTCACCCTGGCTGAGATCGTCAGGAACCTCCACATAGCCATCGACGACGATGACGGGACCAATCGATAAGGTAATGCCCGACACATGGTCAGGAGCAGCATAGCGCATGGCTTTTTCCTTCAGAATGGGAGGGTTATGCGAATAGGAATTCTGGCGATGGCCTGTGGCCCTTGATCGCCGGGTGAGATGTCACTCTTGCCTTCGATGCGGCACCAGTAAACGAGGCCGTTCAGCGTGAACCGGCCTTGGTCATCGGCTGCCAAGCTATCGCGGAGCTTCTTTTCGAGCACGGTCAGCTGCTCATCCGGCGCAATATCAGGGCTCTTGCCCGCATTGCAGTATATCCAGGCCTCGCAATCCATCGTGACGATCGGCATGGAACCGTTGAAGCTGTCCATCATACCGGTGCGACGCAGGAAGAAGGCAGGCTGGTCCGACACCTCCGTCCAATGCTTCACGCGCCGGCCGCTGGTGATGAAGTCCGGAACCGCACTGGTGACGTGCGTCAGCAGCGCTTCCATGACGGCTTCGATGTCCACGTTCATTCGTTGGCCTTCGCGACAGCCTGGCTCACCGCATCATTCAACCGGGCGATGATCTGCGGCTGCATGACCCCTAGCGGGCCCCGCTCAAAGGCATGAGCGGCGATGTTCGGCGTCCGCTCATAAGCGGCCACCATGACCGCGATCGGCGCGTTGAGCATCTCGCCCCACGCGTGGTCGAGCTTCATCCTATGCTCAGAGACCTTCGTCTTCCGATGGGCGCCATATTCCAGCGCACCAGCCTTCGCGAAATCCTGCGATCCCTTCTCACCGGCGATATCGATGTACCCGGTGATCCGGTTCTTATCGGTGAAAATCCGGACGCGCTCCTGGCTGCGCATTCGTCCCGTGCGAGAGGGCGTCGCCGCCTGTACCATTCCAAAAAGCTCGTGCGTCAGTGCATCGATTTCCCGCCGCAGATCGTCATAAAGATCGTCGGGAAACTCTTCAAACTTCAGGCCGGCTTGCCGTTCGCCGGTGATATTAATCCTGATATTGTCCATCAGGCGACTACCGGCATGCAATAAGGCTCGAGCGCGGCGGCAATATCCGGCGCGAACGGCCCCGTCTGTCCCGGCGCGCCACCGAACCACCAGCGCCGCATACCGACGCCCGGCGTTTCCTGCTGCACGAGCGACGGGTCGCGATCTTTCCCGCGATAGCGCGCGGTGATGAGGCGGAGGCAAATCTCGGCCAGATCATCAGGAATGCTTTTCACCCCATACGCGAAGGTTAGCGATTGACCGCTGTCTGCAGCCGCAAAGGTGTAAACGCCGGCGGCGACGCTATATTGCCCGGCCGCTGGATTGCCGCTGACGCGCGTAAGCGCCGTTCCGCTCGCATATTTGACCGACTGATCGCAGGAGAAGGCGGCGCTCTGGCTCACCGTGACCTGATATGGCGATACGGGCACCGAATGCGTTTCGGTGGCAAGGCTGCCATAGCCGGCCATGTAGATAACCGTCAGCGGGTCGGCTTCCCATGACAGGACCGCACCGCTGACCGGATCGAGACGCGTCAAAGTGCCGTCGCTGAGATTTACGCGAAAATCGGTCCCTTCGACCAGCGTTTGCGTGAGCCCCGTCGAGAGGGTCTTAACCACCGAAACGATATCGATGACGGGCCAGCGCGAAAGCTGTACCTTCAATGCCAGCCGGGACGAGCCGCGGTGCGCCAATTGCCGATCGAGCTCGAACAGATCCTGCACGACTTCCGGGACCAGCACGCGCTGCGTCTCGCTTGAAATCGCACGCGACACCTGGCTGACCGCTTTCGCGAGCCACGCGTCATCCGTCGTCGTCGTGATGCTCAATTCGACCTTGGCGGACGCAAGATCCGTCAGGTCGTAGTTTGCTGCGGGCGTGACTATCGTGGTGACGGCGGAAAAACCCATGCTCAGAGCGCCGTCGTGACGTTCAAAATCATTGCCACGCCTCCATGGGCCGTCCATTTGCCCGCCATTCGCCGACGGGCTGAGTCAGCGGCGTCGTTTCCGGGCCAAGCGGGGCTGGCCAAAGCACCGTCAATTCCAGGTGACCAATCGGGACGCGATTGGCGATGTAGAGGCTGTTTCCAGCCGCCTCCCAAGCACGCCAGAACGCGATATCGGCATCGGTCCGGCCTTCGTTCCATGAACCGTCTGGCGCGGGCACATCGGCAAACCATGGCTTCGGGAGGGCCGCGAGCTTGTCGGCCCGGATGAGCGTCAATCCAAAGTGCGCCGTCGCAACCTTGGTCACATCGCCGGAGAAGATCTCTCCGGGCACCTGCGACAGGCTCGCGCCATCTTCACCTTTAATGGTGAACAGGCGCCCGCTTGCCGTTCCCCTTCCCGCCTGCACCGCCGCGATCGCATCGATCTCGGGATGGCAGCACATGAGCTGCATCAGCATTGAGACATCACGCCGCGTGAAGACCGAATCATAGTCGAGCGTCAGGATCGCATCGGGCGCATCCTCGCGGAGCGCTTCTTCCATGACGCGTTCCATACACTGGCCCCAATAGGCGCCGGTATGGCGGCGAAGCTTCACGCCGAGCGACGGCAGCGTCTCGATCGCAGCAAACATATTATCCATGAAGCCAAGCCGTGGCACCGACATGACGGCTGAGACGCCGATCTGGGCCATGTGTGGCTTGGTACCGGCCAAATTGAGCGAGATCGGCAGCGAGGCGCAGTCCTGAAGCTCAGACTCCCATCGGCCGATGAGCATCAAGCCGGCCTTGGCGAGCGCCGTCTTCAGATGAGCTTCGTCGAACAGAGCCTTATGGAAATCATCAGGCGCGGACTGTCCGCCCATGATGAAGGCCTCCGTCGGCATTCGCGCACCCGCGAGATAGCCTTCCGCGATCTTCGCGAAATCCGGCACCGCGATGCGCAGCTCGCCGCCGGGTTTAAGCACTCGCACCCACTCTGCGAGAACGTCGGCGATCTCGCCCGACGCGAAATGCTCGAGCAGGTGCGACGCGCGAACGCAATCTATGCTGCCGTCGGCAACGCCAGCGAGCGGATACACAGCCGAGCCGTGGGCGTTGCCCACTGGCGTGAAGCCGGGCGGCGACATATCGCCGGCGCCCAAATCGAGGCAACGCATCAGGCCGCGACCGGCTCGACGTGGCGGCGATATCCATCGCTAGAAATGCGATAATCATCCGACGGATCGAAGGGCCTACTGTTAAGCCCGACAAGCACGCTGCCGGCGGACAGGTCGAACCAATGCGGCGTGCCAGCCTTCACCGTGTAGATCTTGCCGATCTGCATCGGCTCCTGCCACTGTTCCAACCCAGCGCCGGTGCGAAGATACCCTTCCCCTTCAGACAGGATAAAATGCTCGTCCTTCAGCTTGTGATAATGGCCGCCGATCGTAGCGTCCTTTTTCAGCGTGATGACCTTCGCTTCCGGAAAGGATCGGAGATCGCGCCGATCGTCGCTGTGCTTAGTCGAAAGCTTGGCCATCTCAGCGTCGACCATGATCTTCACCAGATCGCGGAATTTCACCTTCGGCTCGAAGCCCAGGATCCGGGCGCTCTTGCTTGCATCGCCCTTCAGAAGGTCGACCTCGGCCGGGCGCGTTAGGTCCCGATCATAATCAACATAATCCTGCCAGTTGACGATGCCCGCATGCGCGAACGCAGCGGCGACGAACTCCTCCACCGAATGGGTTTCGCCGGTGGCGATCACGAAATCATCCGGTTCCGGATGTTGCAGGATGCGCCAGATCCATTCGACATATTCGGGAGCATAGCCCCAGTCGCGCTTCGCCGAGAGATTGCCGAGCACCAGCCGCTCGCGCTGTCCTGTCGCTATTTCAGCGACGGCCTTGCACACCTTGCGGCTGAGGAACGTTTCACCGCGGCGCGGGCTTTCATGGTTGAACAGGATGCCGCAGGAAACGCGCGCGCCATACGCCTCGCGCCAGACCTTG